CCAAATAAACGGAAAGTGCGTCGCGCACGGGCTGTAGAAAAATCTCTTGATCGAAGCTGTCGTCTCCGGCGTAGTCAGTGATGACGCGGAAGTAGCCGACGCCGCCGAACACGCAGTCATAGATCGCCTTCTCGAACGCTTCCTCAGCGTTGGAAATGTACGAGATATGTCGCACGATCCCTTCGAGGATTTCGGCGCTGGCGTAGGTCGCACCGCCGCCCACTGCGCGTATCTCGATCTGAGCTTTGTTCTGTTTCGCATCGTTGATGATCTGGAGGCAGTACGACTTCGTGCGATTGACAGTGAAGCACGGCTTTCCCGCCGCGTTGCGGGCGTCGATAGTGTCGCCTTGCCACATCGCGAGATTGAGGCTGTCACCGTGTCCGAACCTGTAGTCCGACTTCCAGTTGTCTCGCGCAGTGTTCTCAACGGATTGGCACTTGCGAAATGTCTTCCGTGCCTCGTCTAAAATCTTTTGGTTGTTCACGCTGATTTCCACCCTAATCCGATATTTAGGGCTTAGACGCTCATCCAGCCGCCAGCCGCGTCACGGAATGGGTGCGGGTTGAAGTACTTGCCGATTGGGGTCTTGATCTCCTTCACCTGCTTGAATGCGACTGACATATACCGGAGCGCGTCGCAGGCGTGGCTATGGACATCGTGGACGGGCACGCTCTTGAAGCCGCCCTTCTGATCGTCCTCTAGCTCGAAGCGATACTGGCGCAGATGTTCGAGACCCTTAGCGCAGCGCGTCTTGTCAAATCGGAGGCGTGGGAACAGCGTCCTGAGCGCGTTGATACCCTCGGCCACCGAGCCACGGCCGCCTGGGACGATCTGCACCTTCTTGCCTTTGGCGCGCACCAGAGCTTCATAGCTCTGAGTCATGCCAGGATGGGTTTGGCGCGCGTCGTGAGGGAGCCAGTATTTCGTGACGACGTAGGGCTTCGCCTCGACCCATTTGATGAAGTAATCGACCGTACTCTGGACCGCTTCGTGGTAGTCGATGACGTGTATCCAGTCGCCGATTGTCTGTGCGACCCATAGAACTGTGGCGTCGCCCTTGCCGCCGATGTCAAAATACACCTCGCACGCGCTATCCGATCGGTACGGGATGTCGCAGATGCGCTCATCCTTGTCGCACTGCTCTAGCTCGGCTCGATAGACCTGTCCGGCGAAGTGACGGAGGCATTCGCCCTCCCATACGTGGCGATATTCCGCCTCGTTCCGCCGTTTGCATTCCTCCATGTCGCGCCGGAGGCCGGATTGCTCGAACCACGGGTTGTCCCGCCAGTTCATCTCGATCACTAGGGCATCGGGCGGCGGATCAACGACAAAACGATCATATACGGCGTCGTTTTCGCTCTCGGGATTGAAGCTGAACCATAGCTCGCTCGGTAAGCTGGGATCGGAGCCACCGGCACGCCGCACGGTAGGCTCTAGGGTGCGAAGTGAGCGGCGCGAGATGCTTTGGGCTTCCTCGCACCAGCAAATCTGGATGTCGAAGTAGGATTTGACGGCATCGACCGACATTTCACGAAGGCCAGCGAAGAAGAACTCGCTGCGCTTGTGCATTTTGACGCCGGTCTCGTGGTGTTCGACCTCGATCCAGGGTCCGTAGATCGTGTTTTGCTCGACTGTGTAGAAGCTCTCCAGGCCAAGCTGTCCGATCATGCTCGCCAGGACGGCATGGCTCGATTGCTTCATGCTTTGCATGGTCTCGCGGGCGCAGAGGATACGCATTGGGCGTTCCTTCGCCATGAGAAGCAGGGCTTTGGCGATGCTCTCGGTCTTCGCGCTTCCTCGGCCGCCATAGACCACTTTCCAACGCGCCTGCTGCGTCAGGAATGGCTCAAACTTCGGCGGGAAGCTCGCCTCTATGTGGATCAGTGCGGGGCCTCTAGGGGCGTTCTGAGCCTTCTTACGGGCGCGCTCGCGGCGTTTTAGGACGCTCTTATGCTGGATCGCTGCCATCAGGCTTCTTCGAGTCGCCAAACACGACCTGGATGTTGGTATGGGTCGCCGTCGGCTCCTCGATCTGCACGTGCGCCTTGCCCCAACCACGGTCGAGGATTTCGCGGGCGGCGGCACCTCGTGCGTTGTCGTTGCGCCCGTTCCGCATGATGTCCACCAGGGTCAACATGCTTTCCAGCGTGAGGCTTTTCGCCATCTCTTTGAGATAGTTCGGCTCGGAATGCAGTGCGGGGTCGATATTGGGGAGTTCGACCTTTGCGGGCGCAGCCTTCGTGCGAGTGCCTATGAGATTTTTGGGCTTGCCGTTTCCATAGGTGCGCGGCGCAGCCTTGCTCGGAAGGTCTAGGCAATCGGTATCGCCCACCTCCGGCTTCTTTGGCTTGTTTGTCATGCAAATATTTAGGACCGGCGAAGCCACGCTGGCCGATGTCCCTAAATACCGCTATGACGAGTCAAATCCCTGCTGGCGAAATCCAGTTCCAAGACGCGAATGGCGTCCCTTACGCCTTCGGCACCGTGGCGATGTACACGGTCAACACGCTGACACCGAAGAACACCTGGACCAATCAGGCCGGCACTTCGCTCAATACAAACCCTGTAGTGCTCGATTCTGCGGGTCGGTGCATCATGTGGGGCACTGGGCTTTATCGCCAGATTTTGAGCGATCAGTTCTCGAACGAGATTTGGGATCAAACGGTCTCATGTTCGCTCCCCGATAGCGCGATCTCTGCGGTGATGTTGCCGGTCGTCGGTGCATCGACTCTCGCACAAGCCAGGACTTTGATGGGCATTGACGGCGAGATCGCTGCGGCGATTGACGCGATCCAGTTGCTCCCAGGACCGACCGGACCTGCGGGTCCCACAGGTCCCACAGGGCCGACTGGCGCTGCTATAACGGGTCCCACGGGACCTGCGGGCGCATCTGGCGCGAGTGGCTCTATCCAGTGCGGCACGGGCACAACTGACATCAACGGCAATCTAACGGTGTCCTTCTCGGTGCCGTTCGTGTCGCAAATCGTCGGTATCAACGTCTTTGGTGTGCTGTCGCCGTCGATCTATGACCCGATCATCGGCAGCTACCAAGTGCTGTCGTACTCGATCAATGGCTTCGTCGCCTCGGTGATCGACGGGAACGGCGGGGTTTTATCAAACACGCCCACGGCATGGTACGCACTTGGTTTATGATGCTATGCTATGGTCGATAGAACTCGCCGAGCATTAAAGAAGTCAAAGTCGTCCATTGGGTAAATATACCAGAACCCAAGGTTAGATTTCCATAATGGCCGGACTTCTTCTCTCACCGCAATACCAGTTCGTAAATGCAAATGGCGTCCCATACGTCGGCGGAATGCTCTCGACGTACGTGCCAAACACTTTCACACCCAAAACCACATATCAGAATGCCAATGAGACAACTGCTAACAGCAATCCTATTGTTCTGGACAGTCGTGGCTCTTGTGTGGTTTTTGGCGACGGCGATTATCGGGTGATCCTGGCCGACCAGTTCGGCAATCAAATCTTCGACTTGGTGACGACCGAGCCTTTGCCCGCCGACGCGATCAGCGCCGCAATGTTGCCGGTGGTCGGAGCCTCGACTCTCGCGCAGGCTCTGACTTTGATGGGCGTCTATGCCGCGATTGACGCGGCGATTTCAGCGATCAACCTGATGACGGGACCCACAGGCCCTCTAGGACCAACCGGACCGACCGGCCAAATCGGAGGCACGGGTCCTACGGGACCTGGAGGAACTCCAACATCGTCGAGGGGCAATCCGTCGTTTTGGTATGATCCGGTCACGGGCTACCTCGTGCAGTTCGGCAACTCGACGGCCGATGGCACCGGACTTGGCACGATCACTTTCCCGAAGCTGTTCACGCTCTTGCAGAGTATCCAGGTGACGCTATGGCCGCCCAGCACGCAGAACGACGGAGCGCCGCAGGTGTCGATTACCAATCTGAATGCGTTTGAGTGCTTCTTCTTGAACAGCAGCGGTGGGATACCTAACCGCGCGTTCTCGTGGATCGCCTGCGGCTTCGGCTAATGCAGCATCTGGCGAAGGATCGCGCCGCCGAAGTTGACCAGTATCGCTGAGGCAATCGTACCGGCCACCCAGCCAATGGCGATGACCATCTTGAGATTGCTCGCCCATGCGGTCTGCTGCATCAGCATCTTCTGGATGCTGACTTCATGGTTGGTGACACGCTCGTCGGCGTTTCCCAGCATCTCATGGATACGATTGAACCGCTCGTGAAGCGTGTTGCGGTACTCTTGCAATATCACGCCGGTCTCTCCAATGCTGGCGATCCGGTCGGATATGCTCTTTAGCTGTTCAATGACGTGGGCATTCGTCACTTGCTGCTGAGCCGCAAAGCTCCGGAGTTCGCCTATAATCGAGGACAACTCCGACAACTCTGCTGGCAGACGCGGTGCTGCCACCATTCATTAGGCTGACACGACGCCAAGCTGGGCGCTGATCCAAGTAGCTGCCGCAACGGCGATGTACATGCACCGCTTCGCATTGGTCAGGGTCACGCCGGTCGCGCCTGCGACCGTGTCGATGGTGTCCGAACCACTGGCAAACATCGTGATGGCATTCGCACCGGCATTGAACACGATGATGATCGTGCCGATACCGACTGACGCGACGGACGGCAGCACAGCACCAGTGCTGGAAGCTGCGGTCGTGATGTCGTTGATCTGATGCGAGAGGACCAGAGCAGTCGCGCGGTTGGTGCCTACGGCGGTCAGACCACTGCCGACACTCTCCTGAACGAACGTGAAGCTGCCAGCAGCCGGTGTCGTCTGGCCGATGGCGATGCCATTGATCGTCGGGGTGATGCCAGGCACGGCACCGCCGTTCAAGGTGTTCTGGATGAAGTTGGTGAGGTTCACACCGCTTCGAGCGGTATGGGAATAGCCAGGATCGTTCGTAGTAGCTGATGTCATAGTGG